TATCTCAAGTTGACAACAAAGAATGGATAAACAAGAAATACAAAAGATACAATTAGCCATACATGACCTTATCAATCAGGAAAAGTATGACGAAGCATTACCACTTATATATTCTGTATTAGAAGAACATCCTAATGATGCTGCTACACTAAACTTCTTAGGTTATATCTGGTTACAAGGCGATAAGCCTGCATTTGCATATCAGTTCTTCCGTAGAGCATTACAAGAGATGCCAGGCAATAAAGCTATATGGACATCACTAGGTCGTGCAGCACATGAACTAAACATGTATGAAGATGCTCTAAAGTATTTCTTAAAGTCAGCAGAATTAGACCCTACATACGCATTAGCTTATTCTAATGCAGCAGCAACGCTAGTACAAACATCTAAATGGGATGATGCAGAGAAAGCCTGTAAGATGGCTTTAGAATGTAACCCTAACGACTTACATGGTCAACTAAACCTAGCACACACTTACTTAGCTAAAGGTGAATGGGATAAAGGTTGGGCAGAATGGCATAAGTCACTAGGTGGCAAGTTCCGTAAAGAATGGGTATATGGTGACGAAGTAAGATGGGATGGCACTAAAGACAAAACACTTATTATCTATGGCGAACAAGGTCTAGGTGATGAGATATTTTATGGTAGCTGTATTCCTGATGCTATTAGTTCTAGTAAACAAGTCTACATAGACTGTGACCCAAGACTAGAAGGATTATTTAAACGTAGCTTTCCAGAAGCAGAAGTTCATGGCACTCGTAAAGAAGATAGCCCTGAATGGTTAGCAGATAAGAAGTTTGATTACAGATGTGCCATAGGTGGTTTACCACAGTTCTTTAGACATACGAATAAAGACTTTCCTGGCACACCTTATCTAAAAGCTGACCCTGAAAGACGCACTATGTGGCGTGGGTTATTTGACTCATGGGGTAAGAAAGTTATAGGTCTTACGACTAAAGGTGGTATTAAACATACTAACGCTAAAGGTCGTGAACTAACACAAGAAGATATAGAGCCATTATTAAAACTCAAAGACTATGTGATAGTCAGTTTAGATTATAGCGTAGAACGCAAATTAGACGGTGTTAAATACTTTGACTTTGCGACAAGTGCAAAAGACTATGATGATACAGCAGCGTTAATAGCTGAATGTGATTTAGTATTAGGTGTAAATACAACTGCTCAACATTGTGCAGCAGCTATGGGAGTAAAGACATGGTGTCTAGTTCCTACATGGCATCAATGGCGTTATGCTCAACCTAGTATGCCTTGGTATCGTCACATGAGAATTATCTACCAAGACAATGATACTTGGAAAGAAGTTATCAATAAAGTGGCTAAACAGTTAAATGGAACTTGGTAAACTTATTTCTGAAGATTATCTAAAGCAACAACAAGCATTACACAATGATAAAAGTTATGGTGTTTCTGGTCATAAATGGGCTAGTAAAATATCACATCATAAAGACATATTAGATTATGGATGTGGTAAGAAAACATTAGAAGAAGCACTTAACAGACCTATTTCTAATTACGACCCATGTGTAAAAGGATTAGAAAATAACAATCAGCCACATGACTTTGTATTCTGTGGTGATGTATTAGAACATATAGAACTACATTTGCTAGACAATGTCTTACAAGATATAAAGCGTTGCATGATAGATTCAGGTTTATTAGTTATCAGTTTAATACCTGCTAAAAAAACTTTACCAGATGGTCGTAACGCACATCTTATTTTAGAGAAGCCACATTGGTGGAAAGATAAGTTAGCAAATTACTTCATCATTACTAACGAAGAAGTAAACGATAAAGAATATGTAGTGGAAGTAAAGCCATGGGTTTAGGTGATTGGTTAATGGCATCTGGTGATGCTAAAGAAGCTAACGAAAGAACTGGTAAGAAAGTAAAGATAGGTGATGGCAGTAGAATGTTTACTGACATACAAGTCTTTTCTAATAACCCTAGAATGGCATTTAAAGATGATACAGATGTCGTATGGGTCAATAACTATCCTAGCAGTAGACCTTATCTTAAAGGCACAAACAAAGGTAAGTTATTATTCAATGATGACTATAAGCCTAGAGTAGGCGAAATATACTTTAGTAACGAAGAACAAAAAGATATAGATAAGATACAAGGTGACTACATAATAGTAGAACCTAATGTTAAAAAGACTTTTATCCATACAGTAAACAAAGCATGGCATGGTTGGGATGAGTTATTAAAACATGACTTACCATGGATACAGTTAGGTGATGTTACTGCTGACAAGAAAACAAAGTGGGTAGAAACACCAACCTTTAGAGACGCATTAGCAATATTAAGTAAAGCAAAGTTATTTGTAGGCACAGATGGTGGTTTACATCATGCAGCAGCAGCATTAGGCATACCTTCCGTAGTAATATGGACAGGTTTTACTTCACCAAGGCACTTAGGATATGACACTCATAGAAATATACATGACGGTTCAGAGCCATGCGGGACTTATGATAGCGTATGTCAACATTGCCTTCTAAAAAGCAAAGCAATCACCGTAGAACAGGTTTTAGATGCAGTTAATACTGAGTGGCATAGAACGCAGAGATAACGTCTTAAAACGCTTGCAAAAGCATTGTAAGGGCATTTTAACAAGAGAATGGGATGGTAAGTCTATTCCAGTCGTAGTAGGTAATTTACAGGGTGCAGATAAGATACAAATAACCTGTAGAGAACAAAACATACCTTATATTCTAATAGACCATGGTTACTTTCACAGGTCACCTGATTTAGAATGGGCTAGATTATGTGTAAATAACTACCATTGCACAGATTGGCGTGTATCAGATAGAGAAACACCTAAAGTTCACGAGTATCGTAGTGGTGAAAACGTAGTTGTGTTACCACCAGCAGAGAAAATATCATACATTTACAATGGTTCTCGTTGGTTAGATACAACAATAGAAGAGATTAGAAAGTATACAGAAAGAAAGATTGTCATTAAGCGTAAGGGCGAAGGTGACTTTAAACAAACATTAGAAAAAGCTCATGTCATTGTGAGTTTTGGTAGTGTTGCAGATGTAGAAGCACTTATTCGTGGTGTGCCTGTCATAGGTTCACCTTATAGCCCTGCAAACCCTGTATCCAATAACATTAAAGACATAGAAAACTTAACATATTTTGACAGAACAGCATGGTTAAGCTCATTAGCTGCTAGTGAATGGCATAAAGATGAGATGGACAAGTGCTGGGATAGATTAAAAGGACAATTAGATGGCATTTACTAACTATACTAGCTTTGTTTCTACAGTAGAAAGCTACTTAGCACGCACAGACTTGACAACTGTCATACCTGACTTTATTCAGATGGCACAGTTAAGAATGAGTCGTGACTTAAGAACAGAAGCTATGTTAAAAGTAGCTACAACTACTCCTACAGATAGCAAGGTAGCATTTCCTACTGACTTCTTAGAGTTAAGAGAGATGCACTTTCAGGGTAATCCACCTATTCTTTTAGAGTTCCAAACACCTGACTTGTTTTTCCGTAATGGTCAAACAACATTATCAGGTCGTTCACACTACTTTACAATGTTAGGCACAGAGTTCCAATTTGCACCTACTCAAGATACAGATTACACCATTCAAATTTTATACTATGCTCAACCAACATTTATTTCTAGCACAACTTCTAGTAACTTGTTCTTAGCATACTATCCAGACGCTTTACTTTACGCAACATTAGCAGAGGCAGAACCTTATTTAATGAACGACCCAAGAGTTGCAACATGGTCAGCATTATACGATAGAGCAATTGCTAATATTCAGAAAAGCGACTTAGGTCAAACATACGCATACACAACACTAAACGTAACACCACGATAAGGAAAATATTATGGCAGAAATGAGTAATTTTTTAGAGAATGCACTTATTAATGCAACTCTACGAGCAACAACATACACATCCGTAGCAACAGTTTATGTATCACTATGGACTTCAGACCCTACAGACGCAGGTAGTGGTACAGAAGTTAGCGGTGGAAGCTATGCTAGAACTGCAGTCACATTTGGCGCACCTTCTAACGGTGTAACTACTAACTCTGCTGACGTTACATTCCCAACAGCAACAGCTTCATGGGGTGTAGTAGGTTGGATTGGTATTAATGATGCTTTAACAACAGGCAATTTACTTTACCATTCACCTTTAGACACATCTAAAACAATTGACTCTGGTGACATCTTTAAGATTTCAACAGGCAATCTTTCAGTTACATTAGCGTAAGGATAACTCATGGCTCTCGTAGTCAAGGATAGGGTACAGGAAACTTCTACTACTACAGGCACAGGTACGTTTACGCTTGCTGGTGCAGCATCTGGCTTTCAGTCATTCTCTGCAATAGGTGATGGTAATACTACTTACTACGCTATTGTAGGTGGTGCAGAATGGGAAGTAGGTATAGGTACATATACGCTATCAGGCACTACTTTATCTCGTGATACCATATTATCATCTAGCAATGGTGGCACAGCAGTAAACTTTAGTGCAGGCACAAAGAATGTATTTGTAACTTACCCTGCTGATAAATCTATTTATGATGACGCTGCTGGTAATGTAATTGGTCTTGGTACTCCTGCATCTGTTACGCTTACTAATGCTACAGGACTTCCACTTACTACAGGTGTAACAGGCACGCTTCCTATTGCTAATGGCGGTACAGGAACAACATCAACAACTTTTACAAACCTAACTACAAACGTAACAGGCACTTTACCTATCGCTAACGGTGGTACAGGCTCTACCTCTACAACCTTTGTAAATGCGGCAACCAATATAACAGGAACTTTACCTGTTGCTAATGGCGGAACTAATAATGCCTCTTTAGCAGTAACTGCTGGTGGTGTTGTTTATACTGATGGTTCTAAATTAGTTAATGTAGGGGTTGGCACCTCTGGACAAGTATTAACCTCTAATGCCGCTAGTGCACCAACATGGAATACTCTTTCTGTATCAGGCACATTACATAATATTAATTATTACACATCCCCAGGCACTGCTTCTTATGTTAAAGCTACAAATAACCCAACTTTTGTAATTGTTGAGGTTCTTGGCGGTGGCGGTGGTGGTGCTTTTAACGGCGGTGCTGGCGGAACATCATCATTCGGAGCTTTTTGTTCTGCAACAGGTGGTGCAACTAATAATACTGGAACAGGTGGGTCTGGTTCAGGTGGAGATTTAAATATAACAGGAATTACTGGTCCTCGTGATTCGGTTGGAGCAGGCATTAGACTCACTCCCGCTGCTTCTTTTTTAGGTGCGGCAGGAGCAGGCGGCGTGGGAATAAACTATCTTTCAGGAAAAACTAATGTTAATGGCGGTGGAGGCGGCGGTGGTGGATATGCTAGGGAAAAAATACTCGCATCATCATTATCAGCTTCTGAAACTGTCACTGTAGGTGCGGGCGGAACGGCAGGGACAAGTGCAAGTGCAGGCAACCCTGGATTAGTTATTGTTTATGAATACAAATAAGGCATAAAAATGAAAGCTTTAATTGAACCGCAACAAAATAATAGAATTGCTCAAGTAGAACATGATGAAAAAGTATTTCCTATTGCAGAACCATTATATTGGATAGATTGCCCTGATGATTGTAACACAAATTGGTTATTTGATAATGGAAATTTTATTGAGCCTTCTACTTTATTGCCGCCACAATTAACTGATAATGAAAAATTAGAATTAATTAAAATTGAAAGAGATAAACGATTGACTGCATCAGATTGGACACAATTTTATGATGTAGTTATATCGCATGATGAAGCATGGAATAAATCATGGATTGATTATCGTCAAACATTAAGAGATTTGCCTGATAATATTACTGATTTTGATAATCCTATTTATCCAATACCGCCTGCATAATGCTTGAAATAAGAGAGCCTAAAACAGAACAAGAAATACAAATAGTTTTAGAAGTTATGAAAAGAAGTAATTCAAATAACATAAATGAAATATATGGAATTTGGAAAGAAGGTAAATGTTTAGGTGGCATGATTACTTGCAAAAAAGGTGAATTAGACTTTCTTGTGACTGTAAAACATGGGATATTAGTAGGCAAAGCATTGTATGAAATATTTAAAAAATTACTTCCAAAATACAATCAATTATTAGCAATAGTTAATAAAAATAATTATCCATCAATAAAACTCTGTAAGCAGTTAGGATTTAGAAAAATATTTGATGATAAAGAAAGTTATTATTTTGTATTGTCTAAAGAAACATGGGCTTATCAAAAACGATGGAAAATGTAATGTATCAAATCTTTAAAAACTTTACTGGAGTGAATAATGTTTGGGTTTAGTGCTTATTCACAAACACCATTTAGCTCTTTAGCAGCAGGTGGAGTACAGTTTGCAAATGCAAGCATTACTGCTACTGCAACTGTCACAGTCACTATAAGTGGTGCATTAGTATTTGGCACAGCATCTATAAACGGCTTTGCAGACTTATCTGCTGTAGCCACTAGAACTACATTTGGTAACGCATCTATAACAGGAACAGCTATAGTATCTGCTACTGGCGGTTCTATAGCATTAGCTTCAGCAAGTATTACAGCAAACGGTACGGTTACTTGTATAGGTTCATTACTACAATCTGGTAATGCTTCTATCACAGCCAATGCCACAGTTACAGCTAATGGATTGCGTATAAGGTCGGGCATAGGTTCTATAATAGGAACTGCTACAGTAACAGTAATTGGTGGTTTAATAAATTCAGGCAATGCACAAATAAATGCTTTTGCTACAGTCACAGCAAGCCCTAACGCTATATATGCAGGCTTTGCTTATGTAGAAGGTGTAGGAAGTGTTACTGCTAAAGGCACAATACAAGGCGAAGGTTGGACACCGGTAGTTCCAGGCACAGAAATATGGACACCAGTATCAGCAGGTTCAGAAACATGGTCTGCAATATCACCTTCTTCAGATACATGGACAGAAATTACAGCAGGAACAGAAACTTGGACTGACACTACTCCAAGTAACGATATATGGTTA